AGCCCATTTTGAGCATTGGCCGGAATCAGCACGATGTTGTCGATCGACGACTGAACCACGCAGCTTTCCGGAATGGGCGGGCCGTTGATGCTGACCGTGATGGTTACTTCGCCAGACCGCGCCATAGGGCCAACCGCCGACACGCTCATGGTGTAATTGCCGGACGGCAGGCCGTTGATAGCGCACTCTGTGGACGTCGACGGCACGTTGTGCGATTGAATCGCGGTCGTTCCTTGACGGACCACGACGATGTATTCCTTAACGATCCCGGTCGGCGGCATCCAGGAAAGTACACCCTGAATTACCTCGGCCGTGGAATCCTGCGTCCAAGTGAGCGAACTTGGGCTGCCCAGTCCGCCGGATGGAAGATTGATAAAGCCGATCGGGTTGTAGGGCTGGCCCACGGCGTCGTCGAAGATCGCAGCCTCGTACTGTTTGACCTGGACGGTGCAGCCCTCGCGGTCGCCCATGGACCAATCCGAAACGATGAACTCACCCAGGATATTTAGCGAAGGCAGGTTGACGCGTACCACGCGGCCCGGACGGCAGTTGTAGCCGGCGAAATTCATCGGGATGCTGATGGCGCCACCGGCACGGCGACGGCGGAGCTCCATGTTCGCCAGGCGCTGAGCCTGGTATGGGTCGGTGACATAGGAGTAGGTGAGCGTCTCCGCCGCCTCGCCGCCGTCTTCAACTATCCACTCGGCAACGCTAACCTCAGGATAGTCCGTCTCCGTCCATGACTGATCCGGGTCAATGAACGTGCCACGAACGGTATTGATTGCCGAATCGTTGGTAGGCTCGGTGCTGCCGGTTACGGTGCCGATGACCATGTCTTCGGTGATTTCGAAGTCATACGGACCGTAATACGCGCCCGCCTGGAACATCCAGCGCCCACCTACACGGATCAAGTGCCCACCAGACGCAGCTTCGAGCTTCTGCAGGACCCCGGTCCGCTGTTCATCGGCGCCGATCACGCAGCCGGTCCTGTAGCGCTGACTGGTCGATCCATCAGCGTTGGTGACGGCTTCGTCGCAAACGTTCGCAGCACTGGCGAAGGTCTCGAAGACGATCTCGTCGTCAGGCACGTTGCAGCGGTTGCGGAGGAACCAAAGCAGATGAAGCGCGGTGTTGGCGCTGTAACCGGCGGTATTGGTGCGGGGGTCGAAGATGTCGTTACGGCCGCGAACCACGAACCGGGTATCCGGAATGCCTGCCGGGAATTTCTCCGCGCTGTATTTCAGGGACACGCGCACGTAGGAAAGCCCTCTTCCGATCTGGCTGTCCTTCCAGTCAGGGCAGTTCGCTTTGAGGAACGCGTTCACCTGGGTCGGATTGACGACCAGCTCATAGCTGGCGAAAGCTCCGAATGAGCCGATTTCCTCTTCGCCCAGGTAAATGTTCTCCAGAGCGGTGATCGGACCTTCCGACAGAACGTAGACCAGGTGCAGCCATTCGCCATCACCAAGGGCGCCGGTTTGCTCCTGGGCCCACACAAGGACGCCGCCGGTCGAGACACGGCCCAGGATGAACCGCACCGGCGCTTTGGACGACCTGACGGTCTGTGCCGAAGGCTCGTTATCGCGCAGAGGCGACTTGGTGTTGAGCTTCTCCTGTTGCTCTGCTGCGTAGAACGCCAGCGCGGCGCCTGCTACCGCTCCCCACGGGCCGCCTTGCGCAAAGCCAATGACGGCACCCACTACGACCTGAGCGAGTTTCTTGATGCCGCTGCTCATTCAATTCTCCACGCGGCCAGAGGCTCGCACACGACCCTGGCCGCGCCGTCTTCGGTCGCCGCCCAATACTCACCAGCCCAGAACACAGCCATGCTCCGGCCACCTGGCGCGTCGTACATCACGACGTCCCCGCGTTGGATGAAGGCCAGTGGCACCCGAACAAAATGGGCATCCCAGGCCGCCTCCAGGCTGCCGTGCTGTTTCTTGAGCTGCCGCTTCGCGCCTGCCTCGGTCGTGTACTTGCCGCGGTAGTTCTCGGCCGGGTCCACGCCACAGACCGCGGCTGTGCAATCAGCAGCGAACAGGCAGCAGTCAAATTCACCCCATGAAAAAGGCCGCTCTTGGGCGGCCTTGATGGTTTCGTTTAGACGGGTTGTCCAGTCTCGGTAGCGCATGGCTAGCTTCCATAGGTGAATGTCGGCGCGTCCTTCTTCGAGCCCCAGTAGATGGGCCATTCGGACATCTGGGCGATTGCGTAGAAGAAGCGATCGCCCTGGTGGCGAGCACGGTGGTTTTCGTCGGTGAAGCGCTCGGTGCCGGTTCGGCTCCACTCGGCCATGCGATCGATGACCGGAACGGTGATGTTGTTGCCCTCCTCGCCATTGCCGGCAAACGAGAACTTGGCCGCGTCCATCCGGCCGGAGAACAGGATGTCTGCCGCGTAATTCCCAGCCTCGTCGAACACCGCAAACATGACCTTGGCCGACCGCCCGCGGCACCCGCGCACGTTGGTCTCGGACAGGATGTAAGCGTCTAGCCCGCTTAGCGTCAGCTCGACCGACATGGGCGACCCTGAGTTGTCGCTCTCCTGCGACTGGCTGACCTGACCGAAATTACCGACGCCCAGGTAGGTGATCCCGTCGATCACCAACTCACCGGTACCGGTGTGCGCGAAGACCATCCCGTCGGGGAAGTCCAATTGAACCGCGTAGACCGGCATGAACTTGCCAGTAGCGATGATATCCACCACACCCTGGCTGAAGGGGAATGCTGAGGGCATCAGAAAGCCTCCCTGAATTGATAGCTGCCATTGGCGATAACGGGGCGAACCGACATGGACCATGTGTCCGACGTCATCCGCATTTCCGAATATGGGTTCAGGTACTCAACCGCCGCGCCAGGCGTGAGCGACTTCCGGATCCGCTTATTGAGCGCAACGGTCAGGCCACCCTGGGCATTCGATGAAACAGCGTCGGTGACCTCAAACATCTCGCCCGCGATGGTGATGTAGTCGCCGGCGGCGAAAATCGCGGTGCTGGGAGTTGCCCCAGCCAGCACCATCGTTCTCGCCTGGGCATTGCCGGTAACCACGGTGAGCGCGCCGACGCTGTTGGTTCGGCGCCGGGTGAACGCTGGCAGGTTGAATGTTCCGAACATCCCGTCCAGCTTCCCGAGAAACGAGGATAGCTCGCGCTCCTGGGCCCTGGTGAGCAACCCAAAGGTCAGCGTGCACTGCCAGTAGGCGCCCGCGTAGCCGACGATCTGCTGGGCATTCGATAGCGCTGAAGTGAACGCCCGACTGTTGTTGACGATGCCCCACGTCATTTCTGACGGGCGCAGCGAAGCCGGCCACGTGAGAGCCATGCAGTACTCCTTAAAGGCTTAGCGCCGCGCGATCAGCTGGCGGATTGTTCCGTTCATTTTCAGGTCGCGAACGACCAGCTCGTAGCCGCCCTTCGCCCCTTGCATGGCTGCTTCCCTGACCATGTTGATGGTGGCGTCGTCCGGAGTGCCTTGGAAGCTGAAGGTCTGCTGGATCACCGGCCCAGCACCCGGCGCGGACGAGATCGGAACCACGTTTGAAGTGGCCGCTGGCGTGGACCCCACATAGCCGCCGTCCGCATACCCTTTCGCGTTGGCGTTCATTCGCTCGAGGAACTCACGCACGCCCGGCTGGCTCACCGCCTCCTTGCGAACCACGAACTCGCCACCATGCACCACGCCCTTCGGCTCGTACTTGCCGCCGTCGCCGGTGTAGCCGCCGTCGGAGAAGCCGAACTTCGAGCCATATCCAGCGGAGGACGCACCGAGACTCGAAGACGTAGCGCCAGCAGATCCGGCGGCCAGGCCATTGCCTGCTGCCGCACCGCCGCCGGTGAGCATCCCGAATGCAGAGCTAAGGAATCCAGCAGCAGCTTGCCGAACCTGGATGCGGATCAGATCCTCGATCACGCCATTGGCGAAGTCCTTGAAGGACAGTTTCCCCGTCCGGACGAACTTGACGACAGCGTCTTCCATGTTGGTGAAGGCTCGGGTGAATAGCTCCCGGGTCTGCCCTGCCACGTTGGCGGCCTGCTCCGAATAAGTCTGGAACGCCGATGAGGCACCGAGCGACCAGTCAGATTGGGCCTTGTCCACGTCGGTGTAGTACTGCTGCTGCATCGTCAGGCGGCTTTGCAGAGCGGTTCGAAGCGACTCAGTCTCCTTGTTGTAGAGGCTGTCGCTGATGCGCCCTTCGTTGTGCTGCTGCTCCAGCGCATCCAATTGCGTTTGATACTGCTGCTGAATGCTCAGCTGCTCCTGTAGGCGCTGCCGCTGCTGATCGCCCATCCCCATCCCGGCGAGATTGTTGTCCAGGCCGGTCTGTGCCTTCGCCAGTTGGCTCGCCAGGTTGGTCTGGAAAGCCGCGAGCTTCTGTGTTTCATCGCTGGAGATTTTCTTGAGCTGGTTTTCTCTCTCAAGCGCCGCATTTTTTTTCAGTTGGGCAGTGATCAGTTCCTGGTTGGCGATAAGCGCCTTCTGGTCCGCAGTCAGGGTCTGCTTTCCCTTGATATCGGCGAGTTCCTGCTCCCACTTCACCAGGGCCTGCCCGGCCGTGCCAAGTTTGTCTACTTCGCCCTTCTGCACGCCGATCAGGGCGTTCTGCTGCTGCAGCACCGAGTATTGCTGGCGGGCCTGGTCGAGCGCCTTCATGCCGGCGTCTTCCCGGTATGCCTTGGGCTTTTTCTCGGCTGCCTCCTTGTAGATTGAATTTTCGCGGATTGCCTTGAGCGCTGCCTTCTCCTGCTCGGCAGTAATCGTATAGCCTGCCGCTCGCGCAGCACTAATGCGTTTCTCTTCGTCCTCCAACGCCTTGTTCATCTTCTGGCGTTTTGTGAAGTTATCCTCGATGCTCTTTTGGAACGATTCGTACGCAACCTGACCATCGCGCTGGACCTGGGCATTCCGCGCCGCCGCATCGGCTGCATCCTGTTCGGCTTTCGCTTTTTTGGTGTAGGCGTCCAGTTCGGCCTGAAGCGATGCGATTCGCTCCCGCGCGTTATCGTCCTCGTAGCCAGTGTCCAGCGTTGACTTCAAATAATTGATTTTTTGTTGGATTGCCTTAACGTCCGGGCCGTCCCTGGACTCACGCCCGACGCCGAGAATTGCATCCCAACCCTCCTTGGCTGCGCCGGCTAGATCGCTCCAGGCGCGCTCAAGCGTACCGAGATTCGCCTTCATAGTAGCGGCTCGCTCGCCTAGTGCTTTGGCATAGGCTTCCTGGGCAATAGCTGCCGCCGCTTCCTTCTCACCCATCTCCTGGGCGGCTCGAACCTGCTCATAAACAGACGCGGTAAGGAAGTTGTATTTATCGTTCAGCTCGGCTACGGCCTTCACTGGGTCGTCTGCCAATCTGACGAATTCCGCGATCGTTTCAGACACGGCTTTCCCGGTCGACTTCTCAAAGGCGATTGCCGAGGTAGCGATCTGCTCGAAGCTGGAACTGGTGATTTTCCCGGTCGCAGCCAGCTGTGCCAGGGCGGTAGCCGCCTCCGCAGTAGTGCCCACCGTTGAACTTATGCGCTTCGCCATCTCTGCCAACGCAATGGTTGACGTTCCCGCGGCGTTCCCCGTGGTAACGATCGCCAGTCGATACGCGTCTTGCTCCTTTGATCCTTGGTAATAAGCCAGCGTTAGCGCGCCCACTGCCGCGGCGGCCACTGTAAAAGGATTCACCAGGCCGAGAACGTAGCCACCCAGCGCCTTGGCAGCCGGCCCGACCCCGCCGAACATATCCTTCAGCTGCCCGCCCTGCTGCAAGAACACGGTCAAAGGCGCCTGGCCCCCTTGCAGGGATACGGCGATATCGGTGAATTGAGCGGGTACACCGCGAAGAGCGGCGGAAGTAGCCTTAGCCGTCATCCCTGCTTTGTTGAGGTCGGTATTGAATCGACCGAGATCCGTACGAGTGGTGTTTATCTTCGATTGGTATTCAGCGAAGGTGTCCGCATCAATCAGGCCGAGCTTGCGATTTTTCGCCAGCTCCTTTTCTTGCTTATCAAGTTCGCCAAGCTTTCGGGTTACAGGGTCAATGCTGCCCAGCAGCTCTTCCAGCTGTTCTTTCTGAGTTTTGACTTTTTTGCCAGTGGACTCTGAGGACTCACCGACACTGTCGATGCCGTCAGCCAGCTTATCCAGCACAGGCTTGGCGCGGAGACCTGCACCCTCCAGTGCCTCAAGTGCCTTGCGGGTGTCGGCCGCTTTTTGCTCGGCGTCCCGACTGTCAATTTCAAGAACCAGGCGGGATGTCTGAGCCATTGTTTTTCTCCAGGCGTAAAAAAACCCGCCGGAGCGGGTCGTTTGGTCTAACTTCTGTCAGCTATTTGCGTCGAGACATTCGCGAAATGCGGAGTTTTGGAATTCTTTCACTGCCTCTTCCTTGGCGTGTTTGTTCGGCATCAGTGGCTGGTCGTAGGCCTTCAGGATCACTCCCTGGGCGAATTTGCTGCCGTCGCCGATCTTGTCGAGCGAATCCTCAAGCAGCTGACCGTTCTGGCGCGCCGTCATGGCCTGCCCAGCCAGCGCCGAGATTTTCTTGCAGGAATCCCCGGCGGCAAATGCCTCCGCTGAGCAAAAGGAAAGGACGGCGAGAAGAATCGCGAAGGTCGGCTTCATTTCACTTCCTGTATTGGAATGGCTCGGGCGATGTCAGCAATGGCTCTGCTTTATCCCATGCGCCGCGGTATCCACGAACGGAATATGAGTAGCCTGGCTTCAGATCCAGCAACAGGCCGCGCAAATCACCACCAGCACATCCGGCCTTGTTTTTGATGCTCAGCTGCGTTGGGCCCGGCTTGTGATAGAGCTTCACCGATTCTCCGTTGCTAGTCTCGGCAGCCAATTTTTCATCAAGGAAGATCTGCATGCCCGCACCAAAGCAGCTCAAGGCACCAGAATCCTGGGTGAACACGATCCTGGCGTCGCTGGGGCTAGAGGGTCGACTGAATGCATACACGTCCTCCGAAGACACCGGACGGGCCTGTTCCGGCGAAACCCTGGTCGTCTCGCATCCTGCTATAGCAATGCAGCCAAAACCAATCAGCAATAATCGTCTCAAATCCCACCCTCCCTGAAAGTGGCATCAATCTACCACCATCCACATTGCAGCCACAAAATCAGGATTTCATCAGCTGGGTCACCACGGCAGTAACTGCCGCTTTTATGGTATCAAGAGTCAGGCCAACCCCTTTTTCCTTGAGCAGCCCTTTCGTCTTTCCCCACACCGAATCGGTTCTGATGCTGTCGAGGAGCTCGCGCCCCTTCCACGTCAATCCAAGCGCGAAGAATTGCGGAGGGCCACTCAAAAACCCAGGGTCATTCCCTTCAATCAGGCCACCTTCCTCCATCATCTTCATGTGAAGGGCAACCCAATCAGCTGGAAACGGAGGCATTTCCTTTGCTTTTATATGCTGTCCATCGGCCTGTTCCAGGTCCAGCAAGATCATCCTGATCAGATCCCAGTTTCTTTGCATGCTTCGCGCTCCATGGCTATGAGCATTCATTCTATGCCTCATCCAAAGCCAAGCACAGCGCATCCAGCGTAAACATCACCTCGTCAACCTCGTCGCGCGGCAATGGCGATGGATGCGCCTCCAGCCAGTCGGAGATATCCCGCCCTGACAGAGGTAATGGGAAGGCCCCGGCCATGCCGGCGATGTACCGGCGGCCGCGGCAGACGTTGCGATAGAGGTTGAGCAGGTACGCAGTGAGCGGATCGTTCTCCGGTTCGTCCGGAACGCTCAACCTCAGGCGCGCGTAGACCGCGCGGCGCTTTTCACTTTCCCCGCCCCACTCTTGCTCCCATTCGAAGCGGGCGACGGCTTTCCCACCGACTCGGCTCGCTCTTCGGCGGCATCATTGGCGGCTGCCGCGCCTTCGCGCAGGACGAAGATGAAGAACTCGATGTTGTTCTCCAGCAACTCAGCGGCAACCGCTGGGCTGTATTTGACCGGGTTTCCCTCGGCATCCAGGACGCCCTCCCAATCCTTCACAATGAAGTGGCTGAGCAGCATCGAGTGGTTCTGGTGCTCGGTCTTCTCGCCGGCGACCACGCCGACCTGGCCCTCCTCGAAGCGCGCGTCGTTGCGCTGGATACGGCGCCGCATGCGCTCAAGGGCGACCTGGTATTCAGGGTTGTCGATGCCAGCCAGCAGAACCTTGGTGTCTTCGTCGAACTTCGCCCAGCGCTCGCCGGTGACCGCAGTCTTCTTTTTGCCCAGTTGCAGAGCCATGGTAATTCCTCAACGCCTCGCCAATAAAAGGACCGCCCCGGCCGGCGTGAATGCCGGGGCGGCCAAGGTGACGCGGTTACGCGGTGACGGTGATTGCGGAGGTGCTGGTCTTGGTGACGTCCGAGACGCTGGTAGCCGTGATGGTCGCCGATCCGACAGACACACCGGTGACCAGGCCAGACGAGCTGACGGTTGCCACACTCGGCGCCGAACTCGACCAGGTGACGTTCTGCGCGGCTTCGGCCGGCAGAGCTGACGCGGTGAGTTGCTGAGTTGCTGCCACCTCGATCGATGCAGTTGTCGGAGCCACGGCAACGCTAACCACCGGCACGAATGGGACGCGGGTGATGGTGGGGCTGACCTTGGCGACGGTGTAGTTCAGCGTTACCTCGATCAGGTCGCGCTTGCCGCCGTTCGGCAGTTCGCCGTCCACCTCCACCGCAGGGAAAGTAAAGGTGTACCGGTTGCCCAGGGAGTCGGTGATCGGGAACACCACCGCGATCGGCGCACGGGTGAAGGTGTTCTTCCAGATTTCCCATGCACGCTTGGACCAGGCCAGCGTGATGCTTCCGGTGATTGCCGCCTCGGTGGCGATATGCGCACCAGGGCCCAGGCTATCGGAACCGAGGCAGCGCTGAGTCTGCAAGCTGTTGTCCAGATTCACCGTCATGGCAGAGACGCAGGCCACACCTTCCAGTGATTGCCCGTTCACCAGGATCGTGCCGACGTTGTTGTTCGACAGGAATGGTGAAGTGGTTGGCGCGTTCGGCGAAACAACGATCGGCGTCTCGCTGTCCTCGTAGTCCAGGCAGGCCATGTTGAAAGTGGCGGTAATCTTGCCGTCGGACGGGATGTCCAGCGCGAAGGTGGAGACGTGAGCCCCCTTGAACACGCCATAGACGCCGACATCGTCGTAACCCTTGGCGATGCTGAAGGTGTGCCGGGTATCGCCGACACTCAGCACGTTGCCTGACCAGTTGCCGTAAAATGCGGCCTCCAGCAGCTGGTCGAACGAGCCAAACGAGAACTCCGCCGTCAGGTCGCCGCCGATATCGATGCTGGTGGCCACAGAGCCCTGGCTCAGGCGGGTGTCGGTGATCTCGTCACTGACTTGGGTGTTTACGGTCGGGGTCAGTGCATTGCCGGTCAGGCGAAGCGTGTCCCATGTGCCGGCGGGAGTAACGCCGGGCGTCACCTCAGCAATGATGTGACTTACAACTTTTGCGCCAGAGCTCATTGGAGCCTCCTATTCGCGGGCATAAAAAAACCCGCTCGAGGCGGGGTTGGCTGGCCCAATGGGCTGGTTATTTGCGGTGCAGGATCCCGCCGGGCTGGAGCTCTTCGCGCAGAACCTCACGAACAGTGTCGGCGATCGGCTTTATTTGCTCGGACTGCGCAGCCATCGCACTGACAAGCTCAGTCTGGGAAATGCGACCTGCGAGCTCTTCGAGGATTTGCTCAGCATCTCGATCGTTGATTGCGAACCGGTTGGCGCTGACCAAGAACTGCGAAGCAATACCCAGGCCGATGCCGGCAGCAACATACTGACCATTGAGCAGCTCGAGTTTTACGGTCCACTGCGGGGCCAGCTTCGCCCCCTGAATGCTGGACTCATCGACCGACTCCTGAGATATGTAAGTCACGCCGTCGACGACGATAAATGGTTGTGGCGACTCCTCTTTCCCGAAACTGGACAGGCACGGATCGCCGGACGATTTGAATTCAAGGCTTCCGTTCTTGTGGAGCTTCCAGCCGGAGACGCCCGGCACATAATTTGCGCTCTGCATTTTCCCTCTCAGCCGGCGCGAAACCGGATGTTGACGTTGATTTGGTAGAAGCCCTCGAACTCGCCGGCGACCACCTGGCTGGCTTCCATGCATTCAAGGTCGCCGGACATCCAGTAGGCGAAGTGCGCCTCAAGCGCGTCGGCCAATTCGTTGATGGCTTTGGTTCCGGTTCGCTCGCGGGCGAAGCATTGGATGCTGATCTGCCCGGGCTTGCGGGTATGCGGTCGGTCGGCCATGCCAGCCATGAAGGCCGAGGCGTATTGAATATTCAGCCGGCACCAGAGGCCGGTAGCCGGCGGCGTGAACACTTCCGGCTGGTTGGGGTAATCGATCCGCGCCTGGTCAATGCCGGTGAAGGCCACCATGCGGCCGGTGATGAGCGTCCTGATCTGCTCGAAGGTCATTTGTAGGCCTCGGATACGCCGATGAACGCGAGGTCATAAACCCCGCCAGGCGCTTGCGTGGAATGCCCCAGCTCCAGCATCTCACCGTAGGGGCTGTTCGTTTGGATGTAGATAACCGGGAATTGTCCAGACGCCTTGATGAGCATGCTGCCCTTGCTGATCGTTTCGCGGCCGGATGGGTCGATGTTGTCGGTCACGGTAAAGTCGGGCGCGCCGATCGATACCAGGTGACTGCCTCGGAACGTGCCGCCGATGTAGCCCTTCCCCGCCGCCTGCGCCTTGACGAAATAGTTCTCCTCGCGCTCCCGCTTGGTCAGTTTCTTGAAGGCTTTGCCACCGGTGCGCGCCGCGTTCCGTACATCGACGTTCGCGTCATAGGCATCAGCCAGTGCCACGTTCTTCGTGCGCAGCGCCACGTTGGCCTTCCACAGGTCCGGGTTACCAACCGGCGACTTCATCACCACCTCCTCAAGCATCTTCTGCGCGATGACGCGCGCCATCTGGGTGATGTCCTCGCCAGCCTGATCGGCGAACTCCGTGAGGCTATGGCTCCAGCCCGCCTTGTTCGTCATCAGACTTTCCTCAACTGGATCTCGTAATGGGCGCCGGCCGGGTCGGTCTGGACGTTGACCACGTCGAAATCGTTGATCTTGTGGCCGATGTCCGGAACCCCGCCGATCGTTTCGTTGGTCAGCGCGATCAGCAGTTGGTCGGTGGCGCGGATATTCACACCATCAACCTGGGCGATCTTGAAGGCGTCGAACACGCCGCGACCGGTGTAGGCAATCACGACTGGCGGCCCAGCCACTTCACTGACCGGATCCCACGCTCCTGGCAGCGTCACGCCGCCGGTGAATGGCTGCACAGCGTCTGCCAAGTCAGTGTCGAAGGCCTCGGCCAGGTCGGCCTGGATATCTTCACGCAGGCCCATGGCTCAACCCCTGTCGACGCGGAACGAGAATGTATTGCTGCGCCACGGCTGCAACAGGCTCAGGGCGAACTGAACGCCGTCGGGCAACGAAGTGGTTTTGCTCGAGTCGATCGAGGCGAAAGTCTTGCTGGTCGTTACCGATCCGGCTTTGACCGTCTTGGCCTCCAGCGATCCCTCGGTGTGTTGCTGGTACAACTTCCCTTCAGCAGCTACAGCTGCCAGCTCGGCGCCGGCCTGCTTCACGTCGTCAGGGATGGCATCCATATCGATGCCTACCAGGTTGAGCGAGGCCAGATAGGCGTTGGCCTGCAATACTGCGCGCGCCTTCTTGTCCTCGGTGGTCCAGCTGGATCCAAGGATGGCGTCTACGTCCGCCACAGTGATGTAGGTTGCCATCTGGCCTCCGTTCGAATGAGTGGGGCCGAGGCCCCGGTGTTACTTGGTCTTGCCCGCTTTCGCGGCTTCGGTGTTTTCGCCGCCGCCATTGTTGCGTGCTGCCTTTTCGTCCGGCTCGGTCCTGGCGGAGTCAACGCCACCAGTCTCACCAACGGTCTCAGGCCCAACAGTGATGGCCCCCTCCGTACCACCGAACCCCCAGCGGGCTTTCACGTTCGGATCAATGTGCTTGTCTTTTGCGACTGTCATGATTCTTCTCCTTCAAGGATTCCGGCCCCCGAAGAGGCCGGAAGGCGCTTAGGCGCCAACGGTGGAAGTGATGAACGCCAGTGGCACCTGCTTGCGAGCGAACTTGCGCTCCCAGTTGGTCGCCAGCGCCAGGTCAGCCCAGTTGGCCGAGATCGGCCGGGTGGTGGTCGGCGTGCCGGTGATGGTCGCACTCAGGAACGAGTAACCCAGTGGGTGCACAACGAAGTTGCGACGGTTCCACAGGGTTTCCGCACCACCACCATTGCCGCGATCTGGGGCGCGCTCGTATTCCAGGCCGTCTTCGCCAGGCGGGGTTTCCTCGGCGAAGCCAAGGGCGCCCGGGCCGAAGATCACCGACAGGTACTTGTTCGGCGTACCGGTGATGACCGGCATGCCGTCATCCACCACAACGCGCATGCCCTGGAAGCGACCGAACTCTGGGGTCTGGTCGGCAATCGGGGTGAAGTCGATCAGGTTGAGGATCTGCAGCTCGGTCTGTACGGCCGAGTGCATTGCGATCACGCTCAGGCCGCCCAACTGGCCGGAGTAGTCGCCCATGGTCGCTTTGGCGCGGATGATTGCTGCAGCAGTAATCTGGCCGCCGGCGTCCACCACCATGTCGCCGCCATTGGAGGCAACGTTGTCGTTGTAGATACCCACGACGGTAGCGATGGCGCGGCGCTGTGCCACACGACGCCAGTAGCTGAGCAGGCGGCCCGCAACGAACTCCAGGGGATCCTGGTTGGTGATGTTCTTCACCAGGTTCATGCAGTTCCAGCCTTCGTTGAGGTACGCAGCGCGCGCCTGCATGCTGGAGCTGGTGACCGACAGCGGCACCGCGATATCGGTGTACACGTCGTTCGAGTAGTTCGATTCGATCGACGCGTCCAGGTCAACCCACCACGGAATGGTGAAAGTGTTGGACGGGCTCGCCAGCAGCTGGCTCATGTCCGAGTTGCTGGTCAGGATGCCCGACTCGAAGAACGCGGTGCGCTCAACGCTGTTGACGGTGATGTAGTCGCGCAGTTCGTCGCGAAACACGACGTCCGAGAGAATGGTTGGCATTGCGGCAGTTCCTTTTACTTGGCCTCAGCAGCGGCTTTCATGCGCGCGTGCTCGGCGGGGTTGGTTCGGCGAAGCTCTACGCGCTCCATGCCGGTCATTTGGTCCCACGTTTTGGTGGCCCCGCCACCCTTACCCCCGGCAGCCCCGCCACCGTTCGCTTGCGTGCCGCGCACCAATGCTGCGTAGCGCGGCGCTTGCTGGAATTCTTTTGCCAGGTCTTCGAGAGTGGCGATGGTCAGGTTGCCGGCGGCATCCGTGACCTTCACCTGCCCGTCTACGATCTTCAGGCGGCGCTGAACGAACTCAGCGAGGATCTCGGCGTTCTCGCCGTCGGCGATGCTGCTGGAGACCTTCGAGGCTGCCGACGTCAGGTCGCGGCGCTCGATGCTCTGGGTCAGTTCAGCCAATCGGGCGCGCTCGGCGGCCAAGGCTTGCTCGCTGCTGGCATACAACTGCTCGAAGTCGCCTTTCGCTTTGGCGGCGTCGAGCTTTTCGCGCTCGAGCTTCTCGTCCGCCTCACGCTTCAGTCGCTTGGCCTCCTTGGCCTCGTCCAGCAGCGTCTGGTTCTGGCGTTTCAGGCCTTCCAGATCCTCGCCGCTGGCGGGCAAGCCCTCAACGCTAAGAACGAAGTCATCGCCCATCGCCTTGTAGAGCGCCTGCATGGCCGCATCGAGCGCTTCGTATTCCGCCTTGCTGATCTTGTACTTCATGTCATCCCCCGGATGATTTGCCGTTGGCTCAGCCTCAGGCATAAAAAAACCGGCTCAAGGCCGGTCGTTTGTGTGGTTCTTTGTCAGAGCCCTGCTCGCTCGAAAGCCAGCGGCTCAAGGTTTTTCAGTTGTTGAAGGGTCAACGTCTTGCCGTTGTCATCCACGAACTTCTCCAGCGTCAGCTCGCCCTT